CCTTGATCCTGAAGGCACGCAGTTGAACCTAGGACCCGGCGACTACAAGATCATACCCCACGCCATAGGCGTCGGTCGGGGGAAGCTCGCCGATGTTGATTGGTGGGCGCCAGAAAGGCTTCCGTTTGCTCCGGGCTCCATTGCGCAGATTCACGCGTACCAGTTCTTCGAGCACCTTGACTACGAGACGGTTATCAAAGTGCTCAGAGATTGCGAACGGGTCCTGGCGATCGGCGGCGTGCTCAACATCGTAACACCATACGCCGGTAGCCAGCACGATACCCAGGCGCTCGACCATAAAACGCATTGGACAGAGGAAACCTGGGATTGGCTTCTAAACAATACATATTACTCGGATCACGGAATCTGGCTATTCGAGGTACACTGCTGCTTTATCATGGGCATCGTCTACCGGAACCTTGATTTGTTCACACAACTCCGAAAGGTCATATGAGCAAGGATATCGACAAGAAGTATCCAGACCTCGCTATGTACCCGGCTGAGCCTATCTATGACTTCATGCCGAGGGTCTATCTCCTAAGCGCCACACCAGATCCGCTCGGCTCTCTCGCGGCTATGAGTATGATGTACGAAGGCAAGGTCTGCCACAACCTCGTTGACATTAGTGACGACCAGCGACGATACTATTGGGAAGAATCCTTCAAAGGCCACCTGAAGGCTCCGTGGGAAAGCATCGACCTACACTTCATGATCGAGGGCGTTTCGCGTGCGTTCACGCACCAGATGGTGCGGCAGCGCACGGCGGTATTCGCACAGGAGTCATTGCGCTTTGCCGTGAAGGAGACGATCGACGCTCGCCCCGGATCGCAAGTTGTCTTCAATGAACAAGCACACGAAGTCTGGGGAAAGACTGTCGAACTCATCTGGGGCGCGTACCAAAGACTCATTGAGTTAGGCATCCCGGCTGAGGAGGCGCGTGGCCTGTTGCCGCACGACACGCTCACGCGGCTGCACTACAAAACGAACCTTCGCAACCTAGCAGAACATCTGGGCAACCGCTTGTGCACACAGGCACAGTTCGAGTGGCGAATTGTTGCCGCCGAGCTACGGAAGGCGATTCACAGCCATAGCGAAATGTACCGCCCAGAACCGGAATCAGGATTCACAGAGGCCGAGTCGGGTTGGCAATACCAATTGATCGCCGAGTCGTCGATTTTTCAGCCTGTATGCTTCACAATGGGAAAGTGTCCTTGGAAGGCAGGCTGGGATCGCGGCTGCACGATCAGAGAACGAGTTGACGAAGGAAAGTTTGACGAGATAAAGATGGAAGAGTGGCTAGCTGATCCCCGAGCAGCGTGGGTTACAGATGAACGATGAACAGCAGTACGTTGTTATCTGTATTGATTGGAGGGCACCGAATATAGTCGAGCGGGAATTGACAGAAGAACAAGCTAGGCGCATTGCGATGATGTATGATGATCTAGCGCTGCGTTGTATCCCTGTCCACATGTCAGATCCGCGCATCCTCTGGACAAAAAAATGAAATGCATAGTGAAGATTGAGTTTATATGTAACGTCGAGAAGCACAACCTCTCGGCCGCGCCCAAATCGGCAGATGCCTTCACAGATCAGCTGCGCACCGATTGGGTCGGCAAGAAGGTTGGCGGTCTAACTATCGACCACATTAATCACGAACATGGCGTGCTCATAGTCGCGCCGGACCCGACTAAATGAATGGGGCTCATGGGACTAGATATCGGAGTTTACACGGGACCACTTATCAAAGTCGAAGGAGTAACAAAAGCTTCACTCGGTGATGAGTTCTGGGATAGAGCCGACGACGAAGGCTGGCTAGTTCCGACATGTTACAATGGCTTTGATCGACATGCGCCATTGGAGCTTGAAGTTCCGTACAAGTACAAAGCTCGCTATTCCTTTCGGGCTGGGAGCTATAGCAGCTTCGATCGCTATCGAGAGAACCTATGCCAAATGGCGATTGGTAAGCCAACAGAAGCCATATGGAAGGCCTCTGAAGAGTACGAAGGCTACGCATTCTTCGAACAACTACAATTCGGGGACAACCAGGACACAATCGGTCCTGTAGTCTGTGTGAAGCTATACAATGACTACGAAGCAATGAAATGGGCCGCCAAACAAGCTTTTATGGATACAACTGACTACTATGTCTACCAAGAGTTCCTGAAAGCTTTCAAGATCGCGGCGCTCTCTGAGGGCGCTATCAACTACGAGTAATACACGATTCAGGAAAGGAGGCAGCACACCTGGCTAACCATAGAGGAGCTACACCGAAGTCACGTAGGTGCTCCTCGGCTAGACAAGGAACCGAACGGAGGAACTAATGGCGCTCATCGCCACTGTAGTCGCATTGTTCGCACCAGCGCAGCACCATCACCATATCAACTATCGGCACGAAGGTTGCAACACTCACAAGTGCGATCACAGAATGGACAAGAAGGAGCACGACAAGACCCGGAGCAAATGGTGGCAGGCCACGCTGCCATATCGAGGTTGGCTCAAGAGCACACGAATGTGCGAAAGCGGCGGGAACTACCGCACGGCGACAGGGAACGGGTTCTGGGGCGGATATCAGTTCACGTTATCGTCGTGGTTCTCCGTCGGCGGCAGAGGCATGCCACACCTCGCTGAACCGCTAGAACAAGACTACAGGGCCGTGCGCCTCCTGCATGTGCAAGGCAGGGGCGCCTGGCCAAATTGTGGATAGGGATATATGTCTATATGTAAACAGTGTGGAATGGACTGCAGAGGCAAGCATGTCTCTGGCTATTCTGTAAATAGCGGCTCCTCAAACGGACAGTTCAAGCACGGTAAATATGTAGGCATGAACAACTCAAAGCGGTTGCGGAAACTCTTCAAGATGCCCTCCAAATGTCAAATCAAAGGCTGCGCTAACACTCCTCAAGTTTGGCACCACAGGAACGGCAATCCGAAAGACAACCGAAAGGAAAACCTTGTAGCTTTGTGCAGATCATGCCACTCTAAACTACACAGATTGTCAGAATACCGGGATCACGGACGAGTAGATAACCCTAACCGCGACAAGTTGGGAAAGTACGCAAGGCGATAATGGACCACCTCTACGACACCTTGCCCGCTTTTGTTGACCAAGAACAAAATCCGCCTATCGACTGGGGTGTTACAGTAGAGGTAACTGTAAACGGCGAGGTTGGTGTTCACATCTGCGCTCTAGGATCCAATAAGAGCGCTGCCAATCTCCTGCGCCGTGCGATCCGCGCACTAGAGGATGAATCGTAACCAGAAGAATGCTCAGGAGCGAGCGCGGTACGCCGCGCTCACTCCGGCACAGAAGAGAGCCAAAGGTCAAGAGGCTAACGCGCGCACCAAAGCCAAGCTAGAGAGGCTCAAATATTTGGAAGAAGAGAACAAACAGCTCCGGCTTGAAGTCGAATACCGTACGAAGTCACGTTACAGAGGTGTGCCGACTGTGGACTTTGCACCTTTTCGCATGTGGCTGATAGTCAAGCAGCGCGAGTATGGCACGGTCCGCTCTATGGCCCGCATCATGGAGGTCGATGAAGGACAAGTCCGTCGCTGGCTGCAAGGCTACGTATGGGAGCGACCGAGGAGCGAAGGCGCTGACTGGTGCGGCCCCCAGCCGATCCGTTCGATATCCGCCGATACAGTTGACAAGATCCTAACTTCAGAAGGGTCAATCAGGCTAGATGACCTCTATCCAAACATCAATTTAGAGAGGTAGGATGCCAATTTCTGCAACCTTGGTCGGGATAATGTTCATCGCTACCGGCCTGACCTGGCTGTTTGGCCCCTGGGTCCTCGTCGGGTTCGGCATCGGGTTTATCCTCCTGGAAATCTGGATAACCCCCTGACAGCAATTGTCAGGCCTGTCAGACTCCACGCGACACGCTAGAGGAGGGAATCGACGCTCTAGCGTGGAGAAGCTGTCTACGGCCCGCGACGCCGATACCACGAATACCCATACCAAGGGCCGGGCGCAAAGAGCAGGATCACGCCGAGGATGATGAGTATCAGGCCTAGAAGGCTAAAGCCCAGGAGCCAGCAGAGCAAGCCGATGATGATGAGCGCGAGTCCCATTAGGTCTTAATGATGAAGTTTACTACTTGGTAGGGCTGCATGTTATTGTGTACCGGGCTACCGGCCCCACCCTGCGCCGAGATAGCGTGTTCGTGATTAATATCTGTTCCATAGATGCCGATGCCAGTTCCGGCTGCTGCCACTGAGACACCAGCCTGATAGCGGAACGGTGCGCCAGCATTATCAGAGAGCATTCCGACACCGCTGCCGCCAATCGACATAGAGAAGTCAGGGATGCCGGTGTTCCACGCGGAGTGAGCGTGCCCCGGATCGGCTATGGAGTGGGCGTGCGGATTCGAGCGGTTCATTGATCCTGTCGCCCCGCCGTGATTATGCGAGGGCATCTCCGCAATCGCCAGAGCATGCCGCTCCTCACCAGAGGACTGTCCACGCGCATTGTTTGCTGTGAGCCTGCCAGCGGTTCCATCTTCGCCAACCGGGGCGCGACCGCGTAGATCGGGAACCTGGAAGTGTGTGCTATCCGGCAGACCATACGGGGAACCGACTCCACCCAGCGCATTGAAAAGCGCAGGGTAATCAGTGCGCAAGAGGCTTGCGCCGTCGCACATCAACCAACCAGTCGGCGGGGCAGCACGAGCTGTGGGCCGAATCTCACCAGCAGCTATGACTGTGTGCCAAACAGAGCCATCTGATACAGAAACCTCACCAGTATCTGACGCATAGTACATGCTACCGGGCACACCAATAGCGCCACCGGGTCCTGGCGTCGCCGGAGGGCGCTGACCGATGGTCCCCGACCCACCCGGCATAAATGTGTCAATGTCGGCCGCCATGTTCGACATATCGGTCGGAACATTGGCGGGCTGATCCCCATCCGGGAAGCGGATCTGCCTGCGAAGTGTCTTTAGGATTGCCATTATTCCGCCGTGTTAGTTAGCACATCGTTGTAGGTCGGATGTTTGGTATTAACTTCATTGTAGTCAGCATTCGAGGCATCGAGGACGTTGTATGTATTAGGCTGTAGGATGATCGGCTCTGCCGGTTCACCCTCAGGACCTAACAATAGTCCGGCCGCCTTCTGCTGTATTGCGGCGTTGATAGCGGCTTCTGAACTTGTAGCGATCTCAGACTCATAGAAGTAAATCCGCATTTGGTTCGGATCATCATCATAGCGCTCCTTGACTATGACAGTTTGGTTGCCCCATAAGTGCTCCTGCACCGCAGCAATCAAACGCTCAATCGACCCGCGATTCCATGAGGAGAATTTCTTCATCCTCGGGATCTGACGACCTAGGTAGGCGGCCTCATCGTCGGCGGGGTTGTATACGGGCGCCCAGTAACCGGCGATCTGCGAAAGCCAAGGGACCCACTGTGGCTTTACCCGAGTAGCATCAAGGACCTGCGACCAGCCAGGCTCACCGTGCAAGCCGTCCTTGCTTACGTCACGAACCTCTTGCATCATCAAGCCAATGCCACGCAGATAGGTCCAGAATGTTTTATCTGGATCACCGACATTTCCCCACATCGGCTCAAACTCGGGGTAGAGAGTATCACCCATCTCGAACTTCTGATACAAAAGCTCATATGGCCCGGGGAAGCCGTCAACATTTGCGTTCAGGCCATCGAATGTAATCTTGATACCACTTCCGGTTTCACTAGCCATCTGGAACATACCCATGCGAATGCGGTTACATGAAATAGCCCCGGCAGTCCTGAACCCTGAAGCGACTATCACCTCATCAGGCTTCTTGCTATGAAGATCTCTATAGAAGAAGCGCGCCTCCGCACGTCCAGATGGCGCCGAACCAGAAAGCTCGATACCGTATTCGATCCTAACATCCTTATTGGCAGGAAACTTAACACTGCATTCATTGCCAATCGGATCGGTGCCGGTATCACCAGAATACCACTGCATGCATCCATCATCCTCAACACGCAGTGAAATGATCGGCGAATAGTCCGGCTTCTGGATCTGCAATAGTGTCCAAATATCATCCGGCAGCTGGCTAACGTTCAAGTACAATCTGCCAAAGATCCTGCTGTATATGTACTCGGTCGGCACTCTCCATGCTACATAGCAATCAGACGGAGGATCTGATTGCTCCCACTGGAGAGCATGGTCGCCGATACCGAAAGTTGCTCCGTCTATGAGATGCGGATGTCCCGTTACAGTCTCGAATCCGGAATCAACCTTTTCAAACTCAGCACTCGTGACCTCATCTCCGACCTTGCCTGCCGAGAAGTCACGGTTCAATGGGTAGAGATAAGTCGTCATATGGTTGCCACCTGTACGTCAACGATACCAGGCATTGTTAGCGGGAACACACCCGGCAACGGCTTATCGTCATCATCAGAGGTCCCGGATCCATTCACACCGAAAGCTAGATCTGTAACCCAATCCACACCCTGCACATTATTCAGCTCGGTGTAAAGTTCCTGCCCGCGCAAGACTGTTGCCTGTCCCCATCCACGCGAATCCGGAGGCCACTCTACATTGCCCCAGTTCTTCGGTAGCAGGAAATCATGTACCGCTTGCGTTGCGCGTGTTGAAACGTCTACATCATCGTAGCCGATCCGCTTAACGACTGTAGCTAGACAATCTACAACCGAATAGGCCGGGTCGATTACGTTCACGATGAAGTTCTGCTGCTTGAGAGATCTGAGGTAGAGTTCCAGGGCATCACGAAGGGGAGGGTTCAGCGGATTGCCATCAATATCAATCGCAGCCACGGCAACCGCATTGGCAACGTACTCCTGATTAGCAGAGGCCGCCTGCGTCGTTGTGATTATCGGCCCTGCACCGCCGGTTACACTATTATTCGGAATTGTTAGCGTTGGTACATCAGTCTGCCCGAGCCGACCAACAAACTCGAATGTAACAGCAGTCTCAGGCAGCGGCCCACCCAAGAGCCGGTAGTCCCCAGAGTACAGGGCCAAAGGCGCAATCGCCGCGCGAACCTCTTCTATGGTCGCATTGTAGTTTATGGGATTTGATACATTACCGTCATAACCTAGCGTGAAGGTGCCACCGGTTCCAACTACGGATAGCTGCTGAATCTCATTGGCGCCGGGGATGTAATTGTCGAGCGCAACGGCGCGCCATACTCCCGGCACATTACGGGCCATGATAGCGAAGTCTTCAGCCAATATGGGGCGTGGCGGGATGAGTCCGAAGTTATTCGTCATCCGGTTGAGGTAATCCTCATCCGACTCCGGATCAATTCCGCCCGAACTTACGCTCGTAGTGAAGGCATTGATGAGCCAGTCATAGTGCTCTATGGTTTCGACCAGCCCTGTAAGATTGTTCCCCGAAATCCCCTCATCCTGCGCTATGAGTATGACATTATTGATCTGCGTCTGCCCTTGCGGGATCGTCTGGTCGCCTTCAACCTCAAACAAGATCAGGTCCTGCGAATCTAGATTGCGAATGCCGACGACCGTCCCATCATCGATCGTGTATGGCCCGTTCGCATCCATAGCGACGAAGGTCGCCAATACCGAAGCTGTCGAACCATCGAGAGGATGGATGTTGGCAACGGTCGCACCGAAGTAACGGTAGATGGCTCGCATCACCATCGTCGCTGCATCAGCAGAGAGCGACTGGTGCAACGAAATGATACGCAGCACAATCCAGTCGAGCTGGCCCTCAGACGGCCGCCAATCAGGGAATACATCCTGGATGTAATCCAGAGCGCGGTCGAGCAACTCGTCGGGATCAGTCTCAATCGGTTCGAGGATATAGTCAGGCATTACTCCGCCAGTGTTTTAACAGTTGCGATGAAGTCTCGAACAAGCTCATCAACTTCAGGTCGCTCCTCTATGTCTATAACAGCACGGGGTTCCCATTGCTGCAGCGCGGCTTTGATAGTCATTTCCAGAGATTCATCAGTCGTAAGCTTGAATGCTATGTCAAGTGTACCGAAGTCCGGAAGATCATCACGCTGCTCTAGCGGCCACCAAAGAACCGTCCGTGCCGAGTCGAGCACATCATCGGAAGTGTCCTGTTCATTAACATATGCCGCGCCATTAATACTGCCAAATCGAAATGGCAGGCTAAAGTGCGGTGTTGTAACATCAATTTGTCTCATCCGGGGCCTCATCGAGATTATCTAGGGCTCCCGGAGCCATCTCAACAGCGGTCGGCTGCTGCGGTGCAATAGCACCGTTCTCATCAACGACTCCGGAAGCCAGAACTTCACTAGAGCTGATGTTAACAATTGCGCCCTGCGGCAAGTTCATTGATTCAACAGCCGCACGCCCCTCCTCATTCGAGTCGGCCTCAAAGGTAACACTAACAAAAAAGTTTATTGACACTACAGCTCCTGTTCTATACTCGAAACTCTTTCTTCATGTCCATCTACTAGCGCAGCCCATGCCTTTGAGTCATCCGATCGAATATATGTCGATAAGCCGAAGCCCTCAATAAAGTATACAACAACCTCGGCCCCCTCCAACACAAGACGCTGTGACTCCTCGACACGATACTCCAACATAACAAGCTTATCAAGAGGCGTTTCGCTTGTCATCTTTCTCCTATCCAACCCTCACAGGCGTTAACCGCATCCAACGCTTGGAATATCCAACAGGATTCGTAGAGTTTTGGCTGTACTGCTGCTTTACAACATTGCCTGCCGCCGCTACTGTGATAGTACCTTCAGCCATCAGCGTCTTTCCATAGGAATTACCAGTGGCATTAACTCCCTGCGGCTCAGAAACCGTCCCAGAATTAGTACAAGCAACTACACACTGAGTCTCAGTTGGAGTTCCCGACTGATTCGCACAAACTGCGCCGTGGCCGACCTGGTACAAACCCGCCAACGGCATCACAAATGATGGACTACCCGATAGATCACTCCAAGTGTTGGACACAGCTAAATTTGCTGAGGCCGCGACAGAAGCGATTAGCGGTGGGCCGCCAATGACTTCCCATTTCTGTGTATTCGGAGACACCGCTCGAAAGCGTAGATGCCATACAATCCCGTTAGCAGCATCAGCGAGGAAGCGGATCTCTTGTCCATCAATCGGATTGGATGGGAGACTTGTGTAGAGCGATGTACGCTTATCGGATGCAGATTGTTTACTCATCAACCTACCCTGTTCGGACGAATGCGCATCCAACGATGACGACAATAACCGTTGCTGGCATTAGTTTGTCCGTAGAAACGCGCGGTCGCTCCTGCTGTCGAAGTCAAGATCTTGTTGCTCGCATGGGACGGGTAAAGAATCGGAGCGCTTGACTGATAGAACCCGATTCCCTGAGTTGTAGTGGGTGCCGCCGATGCTGTGAAAACTTCAGCATACGACCAATTATTGGCAGTATCATTTCGGAGCATCGCTCCGTTTAGAACTTGGTACTCACCTGCCAATGGAAGTATGATAGCCGGTAGAGAAAATTGCACAATAGTTGTGCTGATAAGTGTTTCTGTATCATCAGAAGCAAATAGCTCTCCACCTCCAATCCATTCCCATTTATATGGTGATGCAGAACCTACATTGTAACGTAAATGCCACAAAACACCATTTGCGGCATCGGCGACAAAATAGCACTCCTGACCATCAATCGGATTAGTCGGCAAAGTAACAACACGCGGAGGCCCTATTACACCAGGCGCATAAGCTGAGACTGTATCTGTATCAAACTCAACAGAAGCAATATCCCATTGAGTTGGATTAGCATATCCCGACAAATATACTAATTGAACAGTTCCACCTGAGGTTATATACATACTCGCCGGAACACCAACACCACCTTGCGCACCAGCCACAATGAAACGAACATAGTTATTTGGCGGGCGATAACCAACAGGAAGTGTGAAAGCAGCACCGCCGCCGGACGGCCCGTTTATGTTACCGCGCAACATAACTTTACCATCCGGCGACTTGCGAAATTGAGCTACCTGATCAGTAGCATTTGAGAATCCAGCACCAAATGCTGGTTCACCTGCTGCCCCCACAGTATGCCAGGTATCAAGCGGCTGTGCGGCTACCGAAGCAGTTTGAAGAACGCTTTCGGTGTCAAATATGATCGTTGATAGATCCAACCAGCCAACAACAACAGCCCCTGGTCCAGTCATAAGTTTGACAGTTCCGTCCGACCCCACATCCACTCTACCTACCTGCTCATTAGGAGTAGAGGCGCCTGAAAAAGTACGGACATTGAAGATATAAGTCTGTGGCGGACGATAGCCAACAGGCAGTGTGAATATAAGTTCGCCATTAACAAAGTTGCCACTGCTCTTGTTAAGCAGACCGATGAGTGTAATATACCCATCTGGTAGCTTGCGGAACTTACAGGCAACCTGCCCTGAATCTAGTGACTTCCATGCGTTCTGGAAAGCGGGCTCGCCTGCCGCACCAACTGTGTGCCAACTATCCATGGTTATGGCCAGCGTAGACTGTGTGCCTGCCGCTTGCACCATAACCGTTAGTTCACCAACAGCAGGAACATATACCGAAGATGTACGAATAGTTACTGTATTTACACCAGTACGTTCGACATCGCATTCAACTTCATCATACGGTGGCGCGGTTCGGAATACAGCAACTCCTACATTGCGACTATTGAAGTTGTGTGTAATAGTGAATGCAGTTGCCGCGCCATCACCTATAACCTGGGTGTATACTTGACCACCATCCACACCCTTAAGTGCTGAACCAGAATCAACACTGACACCTGTGATCTTGATTATCTGCGCGATAAGGACATACGGCGGCAAGTTGTTATGCGCGGTCGAGGCGTCGGAACCGGTGACCGCGTGGGAATGCCGTGCGCTAGCGCCGCCTGTTGCTGATTGCTGGCCCTTGTTATATGTACCAGCAGAGCCAAGATTGCCGCCACTCGTCCAGTCGCTCACAACTCCTGCGGCCGTATAGTGGGCGTGGTCAGGCGAATCAACGCCAGTGGTTATGGCCTTCTGCGCGGCCTCGGCGGCCGTCAACAAATGCGCTGCTTCACCGCCGGTTAGACCTTGGCTAGCTAGGTCAGGTGCGCCATAAATGAACTTCGACCGCAGATCAGGGATGTTGTATGTAGTAGATCCATCCCCAGAACCATACTTGGTTCCCAATTGCGCGAACAACTGCGAGTAGACTGAGCGAGACAAAGCACGGCCATCACACAATACCCAATTGTCCGGTATCGTCTGGCCAGAGAACGCCTTCACAGTGCCGATGGCATCTGTATCATATACAGTTCCTACCGGACCGGTATCACCCTTGTCGCCCTTATCACCCTTATCGCCTTTGTCACCTTTCGCGCCGGTTGCGCCAGCGGCACCGGCGGGGCCAGTATTTCCTGTATCACCCTTCAGGCCTTGAATACCTTGCGGGATACCGAACCGAAAATCAAAGTGGTTTGGAGTCGGTTCTAGAACAAGTACTGAAGCGGGTGATCCCGGAGCGAGCGTCGTCGCCTCAGCCTGCGCAGAAACATCTCCACCGCCACCGCCGCCGACCGGAGCACCATCATCACGTGGTATCCAGTCGACGATCCATTGCTGGCCACCGTTCTCATCCTGAGCCAAAAGACAATAGTCACCGCGCTTGGGGATCGAGACACCAAGCGAGTGCGACCATTTCGGACGGAATTTGATAGGCCCCGTGGTGACGCGGCTAACGTAGAGCAAGTCCGGCGTTGTAACCCGGACAGAGGCGTCCGCATCTGCTGCATCATCAGCAATCTGGCCATTAAAGAACTGAATCATGTCTGCCGCTCGACTCGCTTATCTGTACTTTGTGGTGCAGGTGTACCGGGTGCCGGTCGCCCACCCTGCGTTAGACGACAACCGAAGTGCACATGATTCCAATGCCCACCACCCGCATCCGTGCGGTATAGGAGCTGATACCTAAACCGGTCGTCTGTATGTTCCCAGATCCCGTTGCCCTCATCTACCAGATGGAATATGTCCTGCAGCTTCTTGGCGAGCTGGTCCATTTCCTTGGTAGGCGCAGTACGGTCAAAGTTGCCCTTTGACGTATTCGACATATCCGCCGCCCAGGCATACCACTTCGGACCCTTATGGTCCGAGACATTGCCCGAGGTTGTATATGTCGAGTGCGCATTATTGGCGGCATTTACACCAGCAACCGTAGTGCCATACGTCGCGCTCGAACCCAGGATCTTGCGTGCCTGAGGAATGACGATTTTGTCGATGACCTCATAAGCGAGCATGCCGTGTGTATCGGCATACGTCGCGCCATCATCGGCATTGCCAACGGTCTTTGAACCTACATCGTGCGCTGGCTCCTTCTTCTTGCGCAGAGGCTTGATAAGAGTGATAGTGCCGGTCTGCTCAAACATGCTCCGCTTAATATTGCTCACAAGCCAGCGACCGCGCGCCGGGCCACCATCGTGCGGAGCTTTCCCACCGGCCGCGCCATACCGGCCGAACGTAACCACCGTGCCGACCGGCGCAACCCAGCGGTCCATACGCACACTAAGGGTCATCTCTTGCAAACCCTTCGGCGCGGAATTGTTCCAGCTGAAGCTGATGCCTTCGATGCCTTCCTCATCCTTGTAAAAGCGCATCCGCGACCGCGACCGAAACAAACGCTCGTAATCAATCAAGTACAGAGTATCCCGGACCCAGAAGGATGCCCAGTTAACCTGACCCATTAGACGATAGATCGCCGCGAGGTAGTTCTCACCATTCTCATTCGGGTCCGAATCGAACTCATATGTCTTAGGATATGATACCGTGACTGTCTGGCTAGTTAGGTCAGCGTTATCGCTGCCCATCCAGATCTTTACATCTTTCTTCGCCTCATCCCAGACCTTCTGGATCTTGCCAGGATAGCCCTGGTTAACAGCGCCCTGCGAAGCTTCGGCTACATACGGCCATGGAGAATTTGGCATCTCCTTGCGCTTCTTCAAAAGTGCATCCCACATAGCCGGGGCATCACCCTCAATAGTCTCCGTACCAGGCCACCACTTTGGGTTCTGCTGAAACGCGCCCAAGTACGGTGGGTTAGGCGGCTTTGGGTGATTGCTAATACCGGATTCGACTATCCCAATTGCGAGACCACATATCAGGGCGTTGCCGTGTGCACCATGATTAACACCAATGCGCAAGGTGTCGTTGATGTTCTCTAGTTGCTCACTGTTCGCAGGCTGACCATTTACAGTGTAGCCATCCTCTTTGCCTGAACCAGGTAGCCGCTTGGCATCTGAGCTAGTCTTTGTCTCTTTGTCACCCTTCGCAATGGGCTGCTTCTTGTGGAGTTCAGGACAATAGACGGGGATCTTCGTTACCTTTACAGAACGCACTAGCTTATTGACCGTGAACTCGGCACGCGTCATCTTATTGCGGCTCACATGCACACGCTTGTTGTGGTACATAATGTACTTCGCGTTGCGTGTGATGAAGGTCAAGGTAATATCGTCGTCGTCAACCTCGATCCCATCAAGACGATACCACCGGCGCTCATTAACCTTTATGTCAATAGCATGCTCTAGCGCCCCGGAATTCAGCAGGCGCCATTCCGGGTCATGAACCGTAAGCTTGAAGGTTGGCGTTGCATCAATGCTCTCCTCGAAGACAGCATCAACTACCAGATCCTTGATATTAGCTCCGCGCTTTTTGTCTTTCTTATCACCAAGGATGTGGAGATAGATTGAAGTTACATCGAGGTCACGCTTGAGATGGCTTATCTCATCATCGATATTGTCCTGCCCTGCATTCGCGGTGTTCTTACCCGATGTGATACTCGGCACAGCGCGAGTATTGCCGGACAGGTAGTCAACGGCGCGAATGTTGCTGTCAAGCGGAAGCGTCATTCAAACGGAATGCCCAGCCGCGTGCCGGTCTTGAGCTTCTTGTGCGGGTCGCGGATGTTATTCTTCTGTGCGATCTTCCGCCATTTAGTCGAATCGCCATATACATCTTTGCGCTTGGCGATCTTAGGCAGTGTATCACCCTGCTTCGTTATGTACGTCCTGCCCTGATAGTACCCAGCAGCCCCTTTCTTGACGACCTTCTTGCGCCCTTGTTTGGCGACCTTAGCCCCCAGACGCCCAAAGACTTGTGGCTTGATGAACTGGCGAATTACTACAGAACCGCCACAACGTACACGATTGCCATAAGCATTGCGGATCTCAACATCTTCATTCCAGTCTACGTTCTCAATCACCCACTGCCCATTAGGGAAGGTGTTGTAGTCGTGAGGAATTACGCCATCACTGAAGACCTTGAATGTCGGCGGAACGTCGGAGCCGCCGATCCCGCATAGCCGCTCAAGCTGTGTTATCTGCTGCTCGACCCGTACACCGGGACCGGGGTTTTGTAATTGCGGATCTTGTTGGATGCTCTCAAACCAGTTATCGACCATGAACGGAATTCGGATCGCCATAGGGTTGCGACCCTTCCACTCAGTAAGCCCGATATCCCGAGGCCGACCGCTAACCTCCCAACCACCATACCCGTCAGTAACAATCGGAGGCCCCTGCCCATACTTAGCTGTGAAGAAATATTGCGTGTCGTTTGAATCCGCACGCACTGATTCAAACGTGAAGCGTGTGTAGTCAGGCATTCTCGCCCCGGCGCGCTGCGATGTCAGCGTTATGCCGATAGACAGCCTTGGCCAGAGTTTGCCTATCAACTTGCAAGTTGATATTTACTTGCGGCATATGGTCTGAAGTAGCCATCGGCGGAACGCCGGGGAACTCACTCAAGGTCTGGGTCCGGGTTCCTATAGGCGTAATCATCGTGCCGAGTGGCGTGGTAGATGCCAGCTCCGTTCCACGTTCGCCAACAAGCGCTTCAGAACCAAATGGTATCAGTCCACCAAACTGCTTGCCCTGGATCCGCTTGAGCCAGTTATGCGGTAGCCACTTCTCGATTGCGCCCTTCAAACCACCGCCGCGCTCCAGAGCTTCATCAGCAGCCTTATCGAGTGGGCCCTTACCAGGTGACGTGAGCTTCTTGCCGCCTATTGATATCGACTCGATGGCGAGCGCTGCCGAAAGCACAATCAAAAAAGGAAGCGCACCCATCAGGCCGGCCATGAAAGCGGCGCTCGCCGCCGAACCCGCTGCCGTAAACTGCGCCATCGCGGCTGACGCTGTGCTTGATGCAATAAAGGAAGCGATAAAGCGCTCAGCCATAACCCGACCAATAGCGCTGAAGATCCCGACCTTGTACAAGAAGTACCAGGCCATAAGAAGCTTACCTTGCCAATCGGCCTTCAACCAAGCCTCGAAGAACTTTTGTACCGCTTGAGAGGCGACCTTGGCAAAGAAGTCCGACACCTGTGCTATCGCCTGCGACTGATCGGTGAAGACCAGGTTCACCCAATTACCCAGAGAGCGAAGATTGTCGAAGAACTGTTCGAACCACGCCTGCATCTTGCCGGTATCCGACATCCTCTGCAGCCAGTCATCGAACCGCGTGATGAGATCCGTCAAAGTATCGACGAACTGCCGACCCTGTTCCTTCGAGCCGCCGAAGAGGATCTTGAACATCCGCCCGATGGCGCTCCCGAGCCTAGCCCAAGCCTTGAAGTGCTCGACTAGATTCGCCATCGTCCGGTCGAGCTGTGTCTGATCCCTCGATGACTTACGCCAAGTAGTCGTAAGCTTCAGGAACCACTGTGCGAATTCAACAACATAGGGCGCACTCGCCTTGAAAACACGACCTATGGTTATGATGACGTTCTCGAACGCCTTCCCGAGTGGCCCAGCGATCTGCTTGAACGTCCCACCAAGAACGGCAAGGGTTCCCTTCATCTCCTCACCGCTCAAGTTGCGAGCGAACGTCTTGGCTACAGAGCTAACGACAATTGCCGACTGATTCGTGATAGATGTAAATGTCGGCAACAACCGGTTAACACTCGACAGAATGTCACTCAGAGCCTTTGCCATAGCGTTGCGGCCCGGCCCTGTCTGTTTCGTAAATGTATCCTGCAGATTCTGCCACATCTGCACGATGCGGAAGGTCCGTGTACCACCCTGCTGCTGAATCACAGCCCAGAGCTTAGCTCCGGCCTTCGCTGCCTGATCACTATCCTTCCCGTACAGCTGCACAGCCAATTGCTGCTGTTCCCACGCAGTCTGTACCTTCTTGGTCTGCCCTAGAACCTGTGCACCGATCAGAGCAATGCCCGAGAGCCCCACGGCAAGCGAGGCTAGGCCGCCACCAGCTACACCAGCGCCACCTAGCGCGGCCGCTGCAGCGCTATTACCTAACGACAAAAGGGCTGGTGCCAGATAGGTGCCGATCGTTATTGCGAACGACGTTACCCCACGCTCGGTAAAGACAGCAAGCGCTCCAAACTTCCTCAAGTCCTTCTGTGCAGCGCGCAGGCCACCCCGACTCAATGAGCGCATCTTGCGCTCAAGAATTTCCGTCTCATGCTGGAGCGCCTTTGCCTTTACAGCGGCCTTGAGCTCCTCATCACCAAACTCATCAACAGAGGCAGCGGCAGCGTACATCTCGGCTTCAAACCGAGCCGCATCCTTGACCGTAAGATGAGCTGTGATATCTTCGATCACGACTTGCCCTTACCCATTGACTTTGAGAGCGAGTTGATGATTCGCACCGCTAGATCTTGGCGGTGTTCCTTCTGAATGGAAATAGCACGCTCCGATATCCGACGGCGAATGGCCAACTCAATATCGCTCTCAGCCTCGATGAAGGACATAGGATCTGCGCCTGCGATCTGAGCGTGAGCCAGGAACTCAATCTCACCGTCGGCTAGGATTCCCCCAACAACGCCTCGACATCGACAGAGCGCCGCGTCGGGTCGCTCATCCAGCGAGCGATGGTGTTTGCGTGGATGGAAACAGCAAGGAGATTCTCCTGCCAACCACCACGCGCATCGGTGCGTGTTCCCATGAGATAGCTGATAACCTCACGCTGCGACTTGAACTCATCATCCTTACCCATCACATGCGCAATGCGGTCATACCCAACCGGCCCCTGTTCATCCTCGACCGGCACCCGCTCGCCGGTCTCAGGGTCGATCACGTATAGGGCAATGCAGGCAGCGATGATCAGATCAAAGTCGCCGCGCGCCGGGTCCGGATTGCCATTCGCCTGTCGCATCAAACGCTGGATGCGATTTGTGAGTGTAAGCATCTCCTCTCTTGATACAACACGATACTCGCAGATCAGCTCCCCGTTCCACGAAGGAACGTCAAGAAACAATGTTCCCTCTCGCGCGTTGCGCCGCTGCTCCGCGCCCTTCAAGATCGACACCGAGCGTGCCAGACTCGGTGCCGATCCAATCTCAGGAATCTCCGGCATGTTGTCTCCCTATCTGTTCACCCTTAGACCTTGGCGAACTGTCCAGTCGGAGCGATGACCAAAGTCAGCAGAGCGAAGTCTGCAGAGTTCGAGTCATGCTCCGGGTGCTGGAACCCAACAAGGGTCCCTGTGATATTGTACGCCGTTCCGTAGGCGTTGCCGTCAGGATCAAGCGTCTGCTTCTTCACTGCGCAACGCGCACCGCCGACACCCGACGCTAGCCAAGTATCGTTGGGTGAATCACGCAGCTGGTCGTAGTAGCGCACGCATGTGATATCATCGATCTCAGGATTGCCACCAAGCGCCATCTGCGGCCCCATGTTACCAGGCCGGTACTTGGTAGAATCGGCGGTGACGTTACCACCCTCCCACGTATCGAAGATACCAAGCTGCCTTGTCTCACCAGCGATCGTAACGTCGATCGTTACATTGAAATTCTTCTGGCCGACAGGATCTGGCATCTAGTTCACCTCCTAGGCGGGAATCTCTTCGGTGACCAACAGCTTCACAATCTCGATATACACATCCTCGCCGAAGGGGGACATCCTGCACGTGATCACCGCGTGCAGTTCATTGTTCGCCAGAGTCTCCGGCGTGTTGACACTGCCTGAGACATCGACCCGATACGCCTGGTCCGGAGTATCGCCGAAGAGCGCCCTGTCGTTGAACAGAGGCAGCATCACGTGCGTGCTCAAGGTTGCGCCGAAGTCGCCGATGAGGACACCCTTACCATCGATCATCCTGAAGACGAACCACTCACCGACTTCAGCCGACAGCGCAACTATGAGCCTGTGCAGCCGCACGTTCCCAAGCGGCAGCCAGTTCTTGTCGTTGTATGGATCAGCTAGAGTGCGGTAGCCGTAGATCTTCGTCAGGCCATACTGGGTCTTGATTACATTGACGCCAGACTGGTTCAGCTCACGCCGGTCGTCATCATCCCAGGACTGCGAGGCCCCGACAGCGGTGCGCACGACACCATTCGGTCCGGCCGAAGGCTCATTCGGATTCAAGCCATGGCCATCGTTGTATGACATAACGCCACACACGATCGGACTCGGCGGCACCCGCTTTGTGGTGCCCGTAACCTCACCGGGCACAACAACCCATGGAGCGAACAAGCCCGAGAACCGCGAGCGCTTGTTCGAGTTATCGAACACAGCATCAGCGGCGCCAATGAGGGTCGTTACATCAGCGGTATCAGGAGCGTCGAGGATCGCCACGCGGTTAAACGCCAAAGCGTGGTTTGCCAGGATCAGATGAGACGGGTCGGTCGTCTTACCCGGCGCGCACACCTGTCCAGGACCGAGGTCGGTGCTCGTATCACTAAGTGCCGCTTCCAGATCATCATCATTCGGCGTTGCCGAGGAACCACCGACGAGGATGTAATTCGACCCTACAGGAATTAGGTCGCTCGGACCATCCTCCAGCGTTATGTATTTCGAGTTCTGCCCCCAGGCGAGCGCCGACAACTTATCGCCCGCCGTGAACAACTGCGAGCGCTCCTGATTCACACCGGATGCGTTCAGCGAGTCCTGGATAGCGATGTAGTAGTTGCCAATCGGGACCGTAGAGTCCATCGCGTTGTCTACTATAACAACAGCGATATTGTTGCTGAAGACACCTGGGTACTTGGCCTTTGCTGTGAAAACAACTTCAGCCGAAGCATCCGGAATGTCGATCTCAGCCGTAGCATCGCCCGCTCCAGTAACACGCACCACATAGAGCTTGCTGCCACCCTCACTGAAGTAGGAGTCGACAGCATCATACATCTGCTGCGACCCTACATCATTGCGCCCCGAGGGGTTGTACTTCTTTGTGAAGTCACTGAGGTTGGTACACTGATCCTTGACCGTCAACTGCGACGGCACCGGGCCAGTCTGGGTAGTTCCCGCCATAAAGCACTGACCGACATCAGTCGGGATGCTCAGAGGCGGCGGGAACTCCCGCGTGGTGATGGTAACACCAGGACTAGACATCCTTGTCCTCCTTCTTCTTGGACTTGACCTCCAGCAGATGACCCTCTTCGATCAACCGCTTATTGTGCAGATCCTTGGACTCATCCGCCGTAAGATCAACCGTCTCTCCCGGCACCAAGGACCTACCATCAGCCAAGGTCCGTTCACCGCTAGTGAGCGGGGTATAGACCTTCAAGAGATACCCTCCAATTCTACATCGGTTTCTGTACGTTGCACCCGGCCGAGATCAGGCACAGGCTCCAGAGGATCGGCCGAGATTGTCTTTGGACCACCGTAAAGATTGTCAGCGAAGTGGCTAACTCTAACGATAAAGTTCAAGCGGGCTGAGCAGAGAGTCCGCGATTGGTCAGTAGATATGTCGTCAACAGAGAACCCTGTCCACGACATGACGACTGCCTTGCCATTCCAGAACTTCGCCTTCTGTAAAAAGAGACCAAGAAGCGCCGCCTGATAGTGTCCAGCCAGAGCACGGGCGTCGTCGGCGCTCGCCGCGTGGCATACACCGGAGATACCCATGCCTAAGTCCGCCGACCAGATATCATCACCAAACCGATGCGGCGCCGAAGCGGTTCCATTTGAGACTACTACGATCATCGGTGTGAACTCTTCACCCGGCAGAGCATCGAAGGTTTGGCGAATGATGTGCGACCTCGGCCGGGCGATGCTATCCGGCACAATGCCATTCAGGCGCTCACGAGCGGCGATGTAGTCAGGGAACCAATCCTTCAGATGATCGAGCAATGCCCGCTCGACATCATAGAAGGAGATCAGGTTGCCAAATACTTGATCAGACATGATCGTCCGGGATACCGTGGAAGATGAAGTTCTGCATGATGCGATAGTACTCTTGCGCGTTCAGGCGGGAGAACATGATCGGCGGCCGCTTGGGCATGTACCTTGTGCCCTTGTCATGGAACTCAAAGTAGGGCACCTTAGAGCCATAACGGATACTGTGATCGTCAACATCCTGAATGCCCTCGGCGGCATGCGGCATTACCAAACTCCGCATCAGACGACCCGAGCCTATGAGAATGTCGCCTTCCTCCTTACCAGAATCCGTCGGCTCCCACGGGCGTCCGACATTGGCGCCGCTCGTATTGAATACCTCGAACTCGTGGCCAAGCACCCTCAACATGATAACGTCCATCGCAGGCCGCATCTTGATGGCTCGCTTCGCAGGCGAACGGAGCATGTTCTCCGTGGCGTATAAACCATCGATATTGAGCCGGATCTTGATGCCCATCAGAAGCGAGTATCCCAGTTGACCTGATAAGGCGTAGGAAAGTCAAAGTACGAGTTGCCGGATTGCGCAGCGACCAGATCCCAAAGACCAGTGCCCCCAGCGCCATCACCGGAAGGCTTCTTGCCAGTGACGTCCTCGTACAGGATGTCCATCTGGTCGTCAAAAAGCTCCTTCAGATAGGGGTATGGTGATACACCGCGCGCAATCTGCTCGCTGTACTTAGTAAGCTCGACGAGAGCCGCCGCCATGAGAGCGATCATCGAGCGGATCGCGGCCTTCGTTGTATCATCAAGCGGGTCTACCACAGGTACAATGACACCGGCAAGGCTCGGGTTGAGCGGTATGTGCAACCGTCGCAGCACCCATTCCTCAGCCTTGTCGATCAACTCCTCAACCTCACGACGAGTTACAGGTGTATCATCCGTAAAGTCGCCAATCCACTTGTTGTATATATCAACAGTTCGGTTCTTGATATGGACGGCGACCTCGCGGGTCGTAGGGCGGAAATTGATGCTGCCCTCGTACCAGACAGGCGAGTAGGTTACAGTGTTACCGTTCTCATCCGTGAATACAAGCTGGTACCAACCAGGCAGCTGAGCAGCCTCGACTATGTACTCGTCCTCCGGTGGCTCTCCGGAGTCAATGTAGTCCGGAATATCCTCATGATGGAACACTGTGTAAGTTCCATCATAGGTATCCGATGACTTGAAGTCAACCCCTGTGTACTTGATGCCGTCGTCCCGCTCTGGCGGCCTTACATTCTCGAATGTAATAGTCTCAGCCATGGCTGGTGTAGGCCGCCGACAGCCTAGGGAGGGAGCTACCGGCGGCCATTACCATCTAACCTCTACCGATCACAGTCGAGAGGCCATCCACGACGCCCTTGCGGGGTTCGCCATCGTGAGCGGCTGTCTCAGCTTCGAGGAGCTTCTGTGCAGTCTCCGGGTTCCCATCGGAAGCCTGCACGACCTCATTGACCGTGGGTCGCTCCTGTTCGATCCAGCGGGTTAGATCCTCGACAGTCGCCGTCTCCGGATCCAGAACCTCCTCTTCATCCTCAGCCTCGGCCTGTTCCTGGGCCTCGTCCTCATCCATGACGTTGCCCCAGTACTTGTGCCGCTCATACGCCTCATCGTTCAGCTCGATGAGCTGCCCGAGGCGCTGTTCCTCCGGGTCGGCATCCGCAAGCTGCGGAGCACCCGGCCCGTATGCCGTGGTGGTGATGAGCCGCTCGTTCCCTAGCTCATCCTCGATGATCTTGGTGTACCCCAGCTCGCGGATGCGAACTCTGACAGAATGACCGGCCATCAGATACCCGTCACCTTCAGAGCGGCGAACCGGTTGTCGATGAACATCGTCGGACGAACGCTCGCCTGGACCCAGGTGCGCTGCCGGTTAGGCTCACGCCAGGTCTCAGTGCCGAGTGGCTGCTCAATGCGCATCTGACCAGCCTGCCCCTGCGCCACGACATACGCCATGCCCTTGGCAACGCGGTTCGTGACGTAGATGTCGATGTTCAAGGTATCCAGGAGTTCCTGGAGACCATCGCCGCCGTAAAGCGTCAGCAGCGTGGTGTAATCCTGCGGGTTGATAATCCAGAGGTCGAAGTTGATCCCCAGTTCATCCGTCTCCGCCAACTCGGCCGCCTTGGCGAAGTCGAACGCAGGCCAGTCGGCCGGGGCGGTCGGCGTCGCGCCATACGGCGTCGTCGCGGCCCATGTCGTGGTGCTTCCGTACACACGCGACGGGTAGGCCGAGAACATGTTCTCCAGGACCTGGATGGCCCTGGCGTTGATCTTGCGGACGATAGTGTTTGACAGCTGCCGCAGCTGATTCGTGAAAAGGATCGAATCGTTGCGATCCCTGGCCTCATCTGAGATCCAGACCTTGCCGCCCCACTTCTCGACCTCCGCCACACCGGGTGCCCGCCGGGCGCTGGTGATGATCGGGAACTCGGCACCGGGCGCCACACGTTCAACGTCACGCGTGGTGTAGAGGTCGTTAGCCTCCACCGAGTCATAGATCACAGCGCCGCCTGTCACACCGCCAGCCGATGCAAAGATCCGATCCGCCACGAACCTCTGCAGTGAGATGTCCATGATAAACCGGGTAATCCGTGTCGGCTGCCGGAGCATGGTATCGACCGTGATGGTCGTCCCCGTCACAGTCGGCGGCCCCAGCGGATGGGCGATCTGCGCCGGAACCTGCGCGAGCACAGGTTCGCCACCATAGCCGATGTACAAACCGTCAATGACGGTGAACTCCGGCTCGAAGGTGATGCGTTCATAGGCGGGCATGAAGTCCGCCACGATCAGATCGAACTCTTCGATTGCAGTCATCTTATCACCTCCTAGGCGACAGGTCCTTGGTTGAAGAGCGCGACGATGACCTGCCCACCGCCCGCCGCCACTGCCGTAAGGGCAACACCAACAGGCTTGCCCCCAGCAGCGGCCTTGGCACCCTTGCCATTGGCACCGGCGGCTACCATGTCGCCGACAGCAACAGCTCCGGTGCAGTTCACAGGCACCGCCTTCGGCGGGCGCATGACGTTGGTCCTTCCACCAACAGGGGCGTCGAAGCTAGCGACGCCAAATGCGTAGTCACCAGCACCCGTTGTTGCTCCAACAATGAGCAGGCCATCGCCAGAGTCACTGATGCCTGCCGGTCCGCCTGGATTCCGTCCTGTGATCTTCACAAGGTCGCCGCCTACAACAGCGGCTCCTGAGATTTGGCATGTGATATCTGCGCCAGGATCATATGCGGCGATAACTTCGCCCATCTACATCCCCTCCCCCTGGACGCGGCGGCGGCGGCCCTTCGGCGTGGTCTGGCGCTCTTCACGCGCAGCCACCTCAGGCGCCCACTCCTGCGGATAGGCGTCGCTGTTCTCAGCGTCATCCGTCGGAGCGTCACGACCGATCTCAGAGAGCGGCACTGTGCCTGAAGTCAGCCGACCGATGAGGCGCGTGGTTCCCTCCGGGTCCTCGTCATAGCGGCTGATGTAGTACGACCGGCGGCCGGGGCTGAACTTGCCATCATGGATGGCGGATTCGATCAGTTCATCCCGATCGCGGCGACGGAGTTGTTCCTCGACCTGTCCAGCGACACGATCGCGCTGCTGGAACCGGCGCAGCGAGGCAACGTCGATAACGACAACGCCCTCTTCCGAGGCGTCGATGTCGTCAACATCGTCGTTGTCTTCACTATCGTCGGGGTCATCAGCGGACGGCTCTTCCTGGAGCCAGGTGCCGATAGCCGCATTGAGGTCCTCATCCGTTGCGTCAGATGCGAGGCCAAGTCGAGCGGTCAGGACTTCCCGCTCGCCATCCTCAAACTGGAGTCGCAACTTCAAACTCCCTTCTTGATGTTGATGTGAACGGGCTGAGGCACCTTCACCTCTAGCACACCGCCCTTTGGACGGCTCTCCGCCCAACTATTGAATTGGGCGACAACGGGCCGCCCTTCGTTGATGCGCTCTGGGACCACACCTCCATGGCTTGCGTTGACGTACTTAATCTTGACCTTCTTCGGTTTGCCGAATTCGACTTTGTCCTTCTTGGTGGCGAAGGTCAGCTTGTGGAGATCGCCGTCGTCCGAATCGACGATCAGCTCATGCGGGTCAATATAGATGGAGCGGATCCACCACCACGCCATCTCATCGTCGCCCTTGATGTGATC